GCCAGATTTACCTGGAGTCCCCAGCTGGCGGACCTGGTGCTGGATATAGATGCTACACATTGGACTAGGTTCAATTCTGTATCTCAGTTGCCCATGTGGCGGATGTTCCTGGCACTGCTGAAACAGCATCCTGAGCTGGCTGGTAACACCCTGCTCAATCAACTGATAAAATTTTGTGAGACCGACACCGATTACTTTCAGTGGGATCGGCAGGATCTGCCCAGACAGCTGCAGAAGTTGCCTGCACCTGTGTGGGTAGCTGCTAAACAATCTGGATTCGTCGACTGGCTGTACTCATTGGGCAGAATCAGGATGGCAGATCTGTATCGCCAGGGCCTGGCTGAGTTCAGTGCTGAGCAGTTCCTGAACAGATTCCAGCCACGCGACGACGACTGGGCTCAGGCCCTGCAGTCAGGCCACGAGATATATGTGTCAGGACAGTATGTGGCCATACAAGCCGAACACTTTATAAAGCTAACCAGTTATGCTGATATTTTTGATCTGCCCAGTTTGATCAGATAACTACTTGTGTTGTTGCGTCAGAACAGTTATAATAGACTTATACCTTAGGAGGTGACACTAATACAATGTCTGACGCAGCAACCATGCATACCAAACTGTTCAACGGTGACGAAAAGGACAAACTCAAGCAACTGGTCCTGGAAGGAATCCAGGTGCTCAGAGAGATGGACAGTCTGAAAGAAGGTCTGAACGACACAGTGAAGAATTTGGCCAAGGAATTTGAGGTCAAACCCAGCGTATTGAAACGTGCCGTCAAGACTGCGTACAAGGCCGACTGGGACCAGACCGAACAGGATCATCTGCAACTGGAACACATTCTGGACGCAGTGGGTGGCAAGTAACACCCTGACACTGGCTGATGTGCAGATGAATTATGTCTGCACGTCAGCATCAGTATCTAAATACTCTTACTATGTCCTATATTGGCGCTATTTGGAACAAAGAATCTGATACTGTACATGTGGTGGAACGACGCAATGGCCTAAGAATTTTCACTGACTGGCCGGCTCGTTATGTGTTTTATTACGATGATCCTCGTGGCAAATATCGAACCATCTATGAAACTCCTGTGAGCCGGTTTGTGACCAGACATTACAAAGAGTTCAACAGAGAACTCAGGGCTCACAGTCAGGTCCGAACCTGGGAGAGTGATCTGAATCAGGTGTTCAGATGTCTGGAGGAAAACTATCGGCATCAGCCGGCGCCCACTCTGCACACTGCCTTTTTGGACATCGAGACAGCCTTTGATCCAGCCAGAGGATTCAGCAAACCAGAAGACCCATTCACTGCAATCACAGCCATCACTGTGTATCTGGACTGGAATCAACAACTGATCACACTGGCATTGCCACCGCCTGCGCTGACACCAGCACAGGCTCAGCTGCTGGTGCAGGACATCGACAACACATTTTTGTTTGAAGACGAAACTCAGATGCTGAGTGTGTTTCTGGATCTGATTCAGGATGCAGATGTGCTGAGTGGCTGGAACAGCGAAGGCTATGATATTCCCTATATAGTCAACAGGATCATCACCATCATGAGTCGGGACGATACCCGACGATTGTGTCTGTGGGATCAGACGCCCAAGCAGCGCAAATTTGAGCGGTATGGCGCTGAACAGAGCACCTATGATCTGGTGGGTCGACTGCATCTGGACTACATGAATCTGTATCGCAAGTACACCTATGAGGAGCGTCACAGCTACAGTCTGGATGCCATCAGTGAGTATGAGCTGGGTGAGCACAAGACTCACTATGAGGGCACACTGGATCAGTTGTATAACAAAGACTTCTGCAAATTCATCGAATACAACCGCCAGGACGTGATGCTGATTGCTCGCCTGGATCAGAAGCTCAGATTCATTGATCTGGCCAACGAACTGGCACATGACAACACTGTGCTGATTCCCACCACCATGGGAGCAGTGGCAATAACTGAGCAGGCCATCATCAATGAAAGTCACGATCGTGGCTTGGTGGTGCCGGATCGCAAGGTTCAACCTCGCACCCCTGACCTGGATGCTGATGCTGAGGAAGACGAAGGTGCTGCTGGTGCCTATGTGGCCCATCCCAAAAAGGGATTGCACACTGACATCGGCGCAATCGACTTGAATTCGCTGTATCCCAACACCATCCGTGCGCTGAACATGGGTCCTGAAACCATTGTGGGACAAATCAGACTGGATCTGACCACAGAGTATATTGCAAAAAAACGTGACCAGGGTCAGAGTTTTGCCGCAGCCTGGGAAGGTCTGTTTGGCACTCTGGAATACACCGCAGTGATTCAGCAGGATCCGGCACAGATGCTCACTGTGGACTGGGAAACCGGCACCAGCAGCCAGATGAGTGCTGCTGAACTGCATCATGCAATCTGGGCCTGCAATCAGCCCTGGATACTCACAGCCAATGGTACTATCCTGACCTCAGAACGTGAGGGCATTGTGCCGGGCCTGCTCAGACGCTGGTACACTGAACGTCAAGAACTTCAGAAGAAAAAGAAAGAAGCCACTACCAAAGAAGACCAGGCGTTCTGGGACAAACGACAATTAGTCAAAAAAATCAACCTGAACAGTCTGTATGGGGCAATTTTGAATCCCTACTGTCGTTTCAATGACAAACGCATTGGACAGAGCACCACACTGAGCGGCAGAGTAATTGCCAGACACATGAACGCCCATGTGAATCAGTGTGTAACTGGTGAATACGATCACACTGGGCAAGCTATCATCTACGTGGATACTGATAGTTGTTATTTTAGTGTCTGGCCCATTATAAAAAATGAAGTGGAATCTGGTGCCATGGAATGGAATCGGGAAATCTGCGTGGGCTTGTACGATGCTCTTGCAGATCAGGTGAACGACAGTTTTCCCAGCTTCTGTGCAAGTGCGTTTCACACGCCCAAGACCAATGGTGATCTGATTCGGTGTGGTCGCGAACTGGTGGCCAGCAAGGGTCTGTATATCACCAAGAAGCGGTACGCAGTGCTGATCTATGATCTGGAAGGCAAACGTCTGGATCAGCATGGCAGTCCTGGCAAGCTCAAGGCCATGGGGCTGGATCTGAAGCGAGCTGATACACCCAAAGTGGTGCAGCAGTTCCTGAGCGGTATTCTGCTGGAGGTGCTGACCAATCAGGATCGTGCTGATATAATCAATCGAATTCGACAGTTCAAACAGGAGTTTCAGGCCAGACCAGCCTGGGAAAAGGGCACACCCAAACGTGTGAACAATCTGACTCATTATCGTGAACTGGTGGCTGGCCGTGGCCGAGTCACGGTGCCAGGGCATGTCAGGGCTTCACTAAATTGGAACACTCTGAAACACCTGCATAACGATCAATACAGCCTGGGCGTGGTGGACGGGATGAAAGTGGTGGTATGCAAATTGAAGGCTAACCCGCTGGGGTATACCAGCGTGGCCTATCCCATTGATGAACTCAGACTGCCTGAATGGTTCAAGCAATTGCCATTTGATCAGAGTCTGATGGAAGAAACCATCGTGGATGCCAAGATTGAAAACTTATTGGGTGTGCTGGATTGGGATATAAATGCACAAACCAGCGCACAGAATGACGTGTTCAATTCGTTTTTCAGTATGGAATAATTTTGGCCGTTGCAAGCGACATCTAAATATCTGTGTGTTATACTTAAAGGAAAAATATGTTTAATATTCTAAAAGAAATTGTCAATTACACCATGGCTGTGGACCTGGATCTGGTTCGTATCAGTGGCACCAAAGATCAGACCCTGATGCAGTCGGTGTCTGCTGACAAGAACATTGTGCTGGAGGCCCGATTCAATCAGCCTGTGCCAGAATTTTCCAGTGTACTGGGCTTGCCCAACCTGGGCCGTCTCAATGTGATTCTGAACATTCCTGAATATCGGGAAGATCCGCAAGTTACCCTGAATTCCAACTCAGCAAACATCCTGGAGTCCATCAGTTTTGCCAACAAAGCTGATGACTTCCACAATGTCTATCGACTCATGGAGCCGTCCCTGATCAACTCCCGGATTGCAGCAGTGACCTTCAAGGAACCCCGGTGGAATGTGGTGTTTGAACCTCTGGCTGTGAACGTGCAGCGACTGCGTTATCAGTCCCAGGCACTGAGCGATCAGGTTCATTGTCATACCTACACTCAGTCTGGCAACCTGATGCTGGAAGTGGGTGATCCCAGCAGCTTGCAGGGTAAGTTTGTGTTACATGCCCACGTTGCTGGCCAGCTTCAGAAAAAGATGACCTGGGTTACCAAAAATCTGATCAGCATACTGAGTCTGGCTGGTGACAAGCAGATCAGCATCAGTGATGCTGGCGCCATGCGGATCACAGTGAACAGCGGTGTTGCTACCTACAACTATATTTTGATGGCACAAGGCAAGTAACCATGACCAATAATACCAGCACTCATGCACATCAGGCCCTGAGTGGGGCCTCCAGATCCATCTGGGTGACTTTTCAGCGAGCAGGGTTCCACCGATACCCTGCTGCTGAATGGGATAAGCAACTGGCTGACGTGAGTTATCTGTCTCAGCGTCACAGACACCTGTTCCAGTTTCGAGTGGGTATTCAGGTCTGGCACAACGACCGTGAGCTGGAATTTCATCAGGTGCTGAACTTCTGCGAGAGTTTGTTCACCACTGGTGCTCTGGAAATCGATTACAAGAGTGTGGAAATGCTGGCAGATGACCTGTATCTGAAGCTGGCTGGCCGATACGGAACTCAGCGTTGCATGGAAATTACAGTAAGTGAAGATGGCGAATGCGGCTGCGTGATACACTATCCTGCTGTATCAGCATCAGATGTCTGGAACTAACAATGCCAATAAACCTACCAGAACAGCAGGATATGACGCAGTCGCAGCAGGATTATGCTGTGTTTCTGCCAGCTCTG